GTACCATCAATGCGAGAAGCGACTATGTTAAGACTATTATTGGTCCCATGGCTGCGTCTATTGAGCATGTGGTTTTTGCACATCCAGCTTTCATTAAGAAAGTGCCCCGAGCGGAGTGGCCTGAGTATATAATTTCGCGTTGTTCCGGACGTGAGCATGGGTATAATAGTGATTATAGCTCCTTTGAAGCAAGCTTTGTGCGCCAAATTATGCTGATCGTAGAGATGAAGCTCTACGTTTATATGTGTAATATGGTGTGGACCAAGGAAGTTTGCGAACGTTTTAAGAACCTGGCCGGATGGAACAAAATTACTGCGAAAGCGTTTTTTGTGAAGTTGTTAGCAAGGCGCTTAAGTGGAGAGATGGTCACTAGTCTAGGGAACGGATTCTCTAATCTGATTATAAACCTGTTTGTCCTCAAGGAGAAAGGATGTCGGAACGTGACTTACGTTGTTGAAGGCGACGATGGTCTGTTTATGTTCGATGGGCCGTGCCCGTCGGAGAAAGACTTCCTGGATCTAGGGTTTATAATTAAGTTGGTTCCAGTAGAGAATCTTAGTGAGGCCTCATTCTGCGGAGTTGTGTTTGACTCTGTGGATTGTTGCTCGCTTGCAGATCCGTATAAGTGTTTAGCCACAGTTTCCTGGTTGGACGCGAGGTACGTAGGAAGCTCGGAAAAGAAAAGAAAATCAATGGCTCAGATCAAAGTACTCAGCTTGCTCGCACAGTACCCCGGCTGTCCGGTCTTGCAGAGTGTCGCACTTTGGATCTTACGAGCCCACGGTTACCAACCTCGTGATAGAGACAAAATTCTTTCCTACGCGTATGCCAATTCCCGGGATTGGTGGCAGCGCGAGGTACTTAAGTCAATCACAAAATCGCCTTTTGAGCCGCGAAGGGTGGGACAAGGAAGCAGAATGGTTATTGAGAGGGTTTATGGCATGACAGTTGCAGTCCAGGAGCAGCTAGAGTCTTTATTTGACTCGGCAACCGGGGCTGTTGATCTATCTGGAGTGCCGGGATTCTCACAATTATATAAGCAGCATTGGAACCGATATGTTGTCTATTCACATTCGAATTTAG